GGGGAAGGGTTTGCAATGGTGTATATGCATGTGTATGTGCAATTGATGCGTGGTGTCGTCATATGTTGACGCGAGCCATCAGGATGCCCCAGGACGCCCGCCGCGGGCCGGGGAGCTGGTAGGGTAGCCCGGACCTCGCAAACGGCCGCCAGCGGCCCGATTTACCCCCCTGGCGTTGATGTATTTGCGCCCGGCAATCCCCATATCGGCGGTTCGGCTCCGCCTCACCGACGAGAGAACGCGAAAAAGAAGATGTTGACAGGACGCGTCAAATGTGGTTTATAGGCGTCGTGAGCGGATCTAGGTCCGGTCACCGCGCAGGCAGCGGAAAGGCGCGTTATAAGATACCGTCACCGACCCGAAGCTTCGGGTACCGCTCGCAAAGCGGCGTGACCAGCGGCATGAATGCCTGTTGGGGCATGGCGACCGTGTCGGAATAGGTCGAACACCCAGTCTTTCGCGGGATTGGGCCTTTCTAGCCGAGGCCGCCAGGCCCGCGAAGCTGGCAGTCTCGGCGAAAAAGGCCCAACCGATGAACGATCATGAAAAAGGCGGAGAGGACAAAACCGACCCCATCACCCTCGCGACTCTGGCTCCATTGCTGTTGACGTTTGCAGCGCTGGTGACGGCGTTGGTCGCGCTGACGGTGCTCGAGCCGATGTGGAGTGCGTCGCCGGCCGGCACAGCGGCCATGATTCCGCTGCGACTGCAACCGCAACCCGCGCCGGCTGAGGTCGGGGTTGCGACGCAGATCGCGGAGTTGCGCCGCCGTGTCGAGCAATTGGAGTCGCGCCTACGAAAGCGGTGAGTGGTGAACCTCAACGTCTCGGATTTGTTCGTCGCCCTATGGGGCATGTTGGGCGGCGTTTCGCGCGCGCTCGACAACGTGTTGCGCGTGGGCGTTGTCCCTGGCGTCCCACGGCTGATCGGGCACCTGGTCATAGCCTGCTTTTGCGGGTTCGTGGCGCACCGCCTGGCGGTCAAACTGGACCCGGAGCTTGGCGTCGCCGCGGCGTCCATCGGCGGCTGGCTGGGGCCGGAGGTGATTGATTTATGGGTGAGGGCCAAGACTGGCAAGTGACATGACTGAAATATTGCAACTGGCGATCGTCCTGGTTGAGGTGGCCTTTATCGCGGGGACGCTGTGGTATCAGCAGCGGTTGACGCACAACGGCTACAAGCTGCGCAATCTCGTCATGATGGCTCTGATCAATCTGGCGCTGATCGCGACCTGTGGAAGCAAGCTGGTCCTCTCCTTCGGAGTGGAGACTAACGTCGGCAATGTGTTTTTCGCGATCATCATCCTCGTACAGGCGATCATCGTCCATCGCTGGGGCATGGCGATCGCGCTCGACAACATCATGCGGCTGATCGCGGGCCTGATGCTGTTCTACGTTCTAGGTCAAATCGTTAAAAATATGCCCGAGGTGCCAGGCAACGAAGCGAGCGCCCGCGCCATCGGCGTGATTTTCTCGATTTCCGCGAGGCTTGGTGTCGCCTCTCTGCTGGGGCTGCTGGTGAGCGCTCAAGTTTTTGCCCTGTTGTACGGCAGGTTGAGCGACAGTTTTGGCGTCGTCACCAAATATCTCCTGTCGGCGTTTGCCTGCTTCGCTGTCGATAACACTATCTTTTTTTCCATCACCTTTCACGGCGTCATTCCCATAGACGAGATTGCGATCGTTGCGCTGGGCGGCTTTGCCATCAAATGCGGGGTGGCCGTGCTGACTGCGCCCGTCGTCGTTCTCGCGGCTCGCTATGACGCTGAGCTGGAAACTCGCGCGGGCGCACACTGATGACTCGAGAGTTCGGACCCCGTGGGGACATTCGCCGTACCGTCCGTGCGCCGCGCAATAAGCGCGGCATCGCCATGTCGCCGTGGGAGATCCTGGGTATACCGCCGCCCTCCCAGCCACTCATTCCGCCGCAACCGGTGGTTGTAGATAGCGCTCCCGATATCCGCCATGCCGTGTCGCAGATAACGAAAGGAACCATCGAGGACTGGCACCGCGAGCGCGCCGCCAAGGGCGTCGTCTTCATCGCGGACCCGCCGTGGCGGCACGAGACGTTCTCGGACAAGGGGCAGAAAAAGGCCCCCCAATATCTCACCATGACACTATCGGAAATGGTGGCCCTGGCGCACACGGTCAGCCAGTTGCGCGCCAAACGTCCGGCGCTGATGCTCATGTGGTGTACGCCTCCGCAGCTTGTCAACGGCCTGTCGCTGCTCGCCGCCTGGGGCTTTGAATACAAATCCTACCGCATCTGGCTCAAGGCTCGGATGGGCACCGGCTATTGGTCGCGCGCAAATTCCGAGATCGTTCTTGTCGGCACTGCCAAAGGGCGCAGCATGACCTTCCCCGCTCCATTGCCGGGCACGCAGGGTATGCAGGTGTTTGAGGGATTTGGCGCCGGCGAGCATTCGAGCAAGCCACCCTACTTACACGATGAAGTGGACCGTCTGTGGCCGACCGCCGAGCGCATCGAGTTGTTCGCCCGCCATCAGCGGCCCAACTGGAAATGCGTCGGCGCCGATCTTGGCACGCTGATCACAGCCAACGGAATCATACCCTATGCCGCTGAACCCGAGCGCGACACGAAGACCTTATCGCACTCTGGGGACGGTACGGCTGACGCTCGATCGTGATCGAGCCGGCGGCGAGGAATTGGATTCGCCCGTCTTCTATCATGTCTTCCGCGCCAAGCATCATCTGGCCATCGACAGATATCATCGCGACGGCAACGGCATGGCTTATTTTGCTGGCCGCTTCGCTGTCCGCCGCGATCTGACCTACGCCAAGTCTGCCCCAACATTCCGGGTCTACCACTGCGTCCCCCACGCGCGTCACGTCAAGGTCAACAGCGAAATGGTGCATGGCCCGATGTGGGACGACATCGTGGCGGTGGCCAAGGTTGTATATCGCACGTTTTCGGTGCTTTAGGAATTCCCTTGACCAGTCCGTTGTTTTATGTCATCACAGATGACAGGAAGCAACAAAGAGATTCGCCACATGAATGACAACCTAGAGCCAGTCGAGATCATGTTGGATCTGGAGACGCTTGGAACCCGCGCCGGCTGTCAACTGCTGTCGATCGGTGCCGTCGCATTCCGGCTCAACGCCAATGGCGTTGAGATCGTCGATTCGATCTATATGCCGATCGCCGCCGACATTGAGGGGATCAACACCCCGCAGAAAGACATGGGGCTGACGCGCGATGACAAAACGGTCGCCTGGTGGGGCCGGCAGTCGGCGGAGGCGCGCAAGGTGTTCGACGACCCGGACGCGCTCAACATTCTCTTGGCGCTCGATGCATTCAAGCAATGGTACGGCCTGCATGAGGTGCGGCGACTCTGGGCACACGGCGCGTCCTTCGATTTCCCGATCCTCGAGGCGGTGTTTGTCGCAGCCGATGACAGCTTCCGCGTGCCCTTCACGCTGATGCGTGACACACGCACGATTTACGACCTCGCCGGCATCGACCCCAAGCTCTACAGGTCGGCGAAGCATCACAATGCGCTGGCGGACTGCTTTGATCAGATCACCGCGCTTCATGCGGCATGGGCGGCGCTGAAACTGCATCGCACGACATGCGTGCTCGAGGATCAAAGGCGTGAGGAGTTGATTTATGCAGAAGCTAGTACTTGAGCAACCGCTCGGGCAGACTCCAATCGGCGTTGCGATCGGCGATATCGTTTCGGCGGCGCAGTTGAAAAAGCTGTTTGAGAATGGATATCTCCTCGTCAAGAAAAGTGATTTCCTCACCACGAGCGTTGCGGTTGATTGGCCTGCCGCGCTGGATCAGGTTGACCTGCCGCTCGGCGTGCGCGGCGCAATCGGCGCGCATTTGAGACAGGCGATGATTATGAACCTGCCCAATAAATTCCTGCACGAGGAAACGCGCGACGTGAGTGGAAGACGCATGCGTGTTTTGAGCATGACGCTGTTGGAAATTCCAGAAGAGCAGCCCAATGGCTGATATCAATCTGAATAATATTCACGAGCCCGACCCAGTTTACGGCTGGGTGCAGCTTCGCGCCGGCGCGTCGTTCGACCTCGGCAGCGGCAAAATCGCAGAGCGGCTGACGCCGCGCGATATCGCGCGCAGCCTGTCCAATATCTGCCGCTTCGCCGGCAACTGCGACAAATTCTATTCCGTCGCGCAGCATTCCGTCATCACCAGCTATGTCGCCGAGGTCTTGTGGCCGTTTGATGCGCGGACGCAAATCGACTGTCTGCTGCACGACATTCACGAGATCGTCATCGGCGACATAACGCGACCCGTTGCCCAATGTCTCCTGGACGAGGCCGCGACCGCTAAATTGCTGGCGCTGAAAATGCTCGTGGACGACGCGTTGATGCCAAAATTTCAGTGGTCCCGGCCGACGACGGCTGACGCGCTCGCCGCGGTGCGCCTCGCCGATGACCTGGCGCTTGCCGTCGAGGTGCGACAACTTATTCGCCAAAGCCCGAGGTGGCCCGGCATCCTCGGTGTGCCGGCGCGACTGCGGACACGGCGGTTCATGATCGAGCCGCAGACGCCGCGCGCAGCCGAAAACGCTTTCATGTTCCGCTGGCGTCAATTGCGCCGGGAATTGCTGCGGCAGGTACAGCGTGAACGCACTCTGATCAGGGCGGCGTGACATGGCCGCATATTACAACGAGATCAATCAATTCTGCGTCGAGGTTTTAAGGGCGCGCATTGCCGATGGGGATTTGCCTGATGGAATCGTTGACGATCGAAGCATCCGAGACGTTGAGCCCGGAGATTTGGCGGGATTTTCGCAGTGCCATTTTTTCGCAGGCATTGGCTTGTGGCCTTTTGCTGCGCGACTCGTCGGATGGCCGGACGATCGCGAGCTATGGACAGGAAGCGCGCCCTGCCAACCGTTCTCGTGCGCGGGCAAAGGAAAAGGTGACGCCGATCCACGGCACCTATGGCCCGACTTTTTTCGACTCATCCGTGCCCATCGGCCCACTGTCCTCATGGGAGAGCAAGTCGAGGCAGCGGTTGGCAAGGGTTGGTTCGACCGAGTGCAATCTGATCTGGCGCGTGAAGGATACGCCAGCCGGGGTATCGTTGTCCCAGCTTGTGCCGTCAATGCGCCGCATCGAAGAAACCGACTCTGGTTTGTGGCCGACCGCGGTCGCGAACGATGCGCAGAAGCGAGGACGGGTGTCGATTCGGCCGGGAAAGTCGAATGGCCTCGCAGCAATAGCGAAATCGACGGCCGCAGATGCGAGCAAAGCCCTATGGCCAACGGCGGTCGCGTCGATGGCGGAGAGGGGCGGTCGCGGGGATCTGCTGACAGTGGCTCGCGGTTATCAAACGGCGCACGCGGGGACGCTGTGCCCGACGGCGGTAGCAAGCCCGAACGAAAACCGCAACACCCGCTCGGCACCGTCGCATGGCAAGGGGCGGGGGGCCACGCTGGCGGGCGTTTCGGCGGACACGCACAAAGCGGCGATGGCAACGCTTGGTCCGACGCAACCCCCCTCGCCTGCGCGGACGGTCGGGTCAGGCGTATTAAACCCGGAGTTCGTCTGCTGGTTGATGGGCGTCCCATCGACGTGGCTGACGCTCTCACGGCCCTCGGCAACGGAATCGTCCCGCAAATCGCGGCGGAAGTCATCGCGGCGTATCTCGAGTGCGACGACTGAGCCATGCTGATCCACACGATATCCGACCTGCATTTGGAGTTTGGCTCGCCGCCGGTTCTGCCCGGAGGCGATGTGTTGCTGGTGTGCGGAGACACGGTGGTCGCGTCGCATATTGGATTAAAGAACAGATCGAACGAGGCGGCTGAGATCAATAAGCTATACCGCAAATTCTTGCGCGAACAGGTGGCGCGCAAATATTCGCACGCGCTGTTCCTCCTTGGCAATCATGAGCACTACGGCTGTGCGTTGGAGGACACCGCTGGCATCGTGCGCAATCTGCTGGCCGATACCGCCCCTTGCGCGCGTCTCCTCGACGACGAGGTTGCCGTTATAGACGGAGTTGGGTTCGTTGGCTCGACGCTATGGGCACCGTGCAAGGATGCCAGGATGCCTGATGCGGAAAATGTCATTCAGCAATCTATGAACGACTTTATGTGGATCAAAACCAAGGCGGCATACGCGGACTCACAATCGCTCCAAATGAATTATTTAGCATTGCAGTGGGGACGCCAGATCACGACTCTCGACGTGAGGCGGAAGCATCAGAAATCGCTCAAGTGGTTGCGCGCGGAAGTGAAAAAGCACACGCGTTGCTTTGTGCTCACGCATCATGCGCCGAGCTATCGTTCAACCACGAAATATTACAACGACAAGTTGACGCCGGCATATTGCAGTCGGCAGGACAGGTGGATTCGGGGCTCCAACATCATCTGTTGGGCGCACGGACACACTCATACGAACGCTGACTACGAGATAGGAGCGACGCGCGTCATATCGAATCAGCGTGGCTACTTCGGACGAGAGAGAATCGCGGCTGAGTTTGACCCATCGAGGTGCGCAATTGAAATTCGCTGAAGCCGTCACGCCAGATCTGCTGGCGTATGTCGCTTGCCTCGAGCACGCAAAGCGCAGCAATGAGCTTGTGGCGCTGACAGTGTGCGTCTGCACTCTCAGCACCGCTATATTCGCCTCGAGCGCATGGGGCGTCCTGTCTCTTGCACTATTCGGACTCTGGAAACGCCCGCGCAGGATTTGAGAAATGTTTTATGCACGCTATGGTCGCGCGCTTTGCGCGAACGGATACTCTGCGATTCCCGTGCTGCCGTCGAACAAGGCGCCGGGATTTTTTGATGAGCAGGAGTCCTCCGTTCCGCTGTGGAAATGGCCGCAGTATTGCGAGCGTGTGCCGACTCCAGATGAGATACGAGAGTGGGAGCAAAGAAATGCTTCGGTTGGCATCGCCTGTGGGCGCGTCATCGGAATTGATATTGACTTTCTGACCGAGTCCGAGGCGGAGGAGGTGGAGGCACTGGTTCGCCGTATCACGTCGGGAAGACCTCTCGTGAGAATTGGGCGCGCGCCCAAGCGCATGCTTGTCTATCGCGCGGACGGCGTTGTGGACAGCCGCAACAAGCGGTATTCCGACGAACGCAACATTGAAGTATTGAGCACCGGGCGGCAGTTCGTCGCCTACGGCCTGCACAAAGATACGGGCCTGCCGTACACATGGATCGGGAGCGAGCCGACCGGCTGCCCCGCCGCCTCCCTGCCGCCGATCACTCAGGTGCAGTGCGCGACGATAATGGACGCTGTGTCGGCGTTTCTCGGTATAGCTCCCGAGGTTCCGCACGAGTCGCGCGCACGCGTGTATCGGGACGCGCCACCGCGCTTTGCGCAAGCCGTCAGCCACAATCAGCCACGGCCCGAGGCCGTCGTTGCCGCTATCGAGGCTCTGCCGAACGACGTTGGTTGGGAGGAATGGGTCAAAGTCGGCTTTGCAATTTGGGAGAGTGTGCGCCCGAACGAGGCCCTTGGCTGGCAGTTGTTCGAAGCATGGAGCGCCAAATCCAATCTCAATAACAAGACGATCGGCACCGCCCACAAGTGGCGGTCGATTATCCGTGATTCAAGCGGGCAGTCGAATTTTGGCGCGATATTAAACATGCTTAAATCGCGCGGCATTACTCTGCCTCATCACATTAGATTCCACGATGAGGATGCCGGTACAGTGGTTGATATAAGCGCTCTCATTGCACGTTATGAGACGCTGGCAAGCGCGCGTCCTGCTCTGTCTCAGGACGAGGGCATGTTGCGCGCCGACATGGCGGCGGAGGCCGTGGCTGCGGTACGCGCCGAAGCGCTGGCGCCACCGCCGCCTGATACGCACCCGTCTCTGACGCCGGAGCAGATCGAGGAGATTGAACGTCTCAATGGCGGCGGCGAAGTGGACAACATCGTCAAGTACGACAACCCGAGCCTGGCGCTCGACCTGCGCGCGGAATTGTCGCTGCGGCTGACGCCGCGGGAGACTCCGGTCTTTCCCAAAGCCTGCGTCAGTCACTCGGGCCTGATCCACGACATATCGACTTGGATATTGCAAGGCTCTCCCTCGCCGATACCCGAATATGGTTTAGTTGCGGCCACCGCACTTGTGGGCACAATGGCCGGCCGGGCGGTGCGGACAGAAAACGGCGCACGTCCCAATTTATATTTCCTCAACGTTGGTCCCACGGGCGTTGGCAAAAATCACGCGATAAAATCTGTCCAGACTCTATTGGCGTCCGTCAACTCAATCGAGGAGCACGTGCTAGGCGACATGGTGTTTTCGGGCTCCGGGCTGCGCCAATCGTTTATTGCGGCGGCCGGAGCTAAGGACGCCGACGAGGACGGCGGTGAAAAAGACAAAAAGACCCGCCGGGCGGACGGCAATTCCATGAGCAAGATCCTGATCACGGACGAGGTCGGGAAGCTGATCGGCGCACATACCGGAGAGAAGGCCAGCGCAAATTCGCAAACCGTGCTCGGTGATTTGCTGTCAATGTTTAGCATGTCCGGTCAGATCATGGCCGGCGCATCGAAAGTGGGTGAAGGCACTCTATCGATTCCCTATCCGCATTTGACGCTGATGGGGGCGACGACCCTGCAAGCGCTGACGCCAAGCTTGAATGAGGCCATGCTGAAAGAGGGGCACATTAATAGATTCCTGCTGGCGGAAGTGCCCGAGGCGGCACGACTGACCATTGAATCCTCGCGGGAGTTTATTGCCGGCGGCGCCGTGTTGTATCCGCCATCTGATATCATCGCCAAGCTGGACGCGCTCAAATACTGGACTTCGCGTCGTCATCTGATGACTGGCGCCGGCAGCTATTGGAACGACTACGCTCAGCCGGTCAAATTGACCGATACGGCGCATGAGTTTGTGTCGTCGATCCGCATGCTACAGGAGGAGGTCGGAGCAACGGCGCGCGGAACCGGAGGCGAGATCTCCGAGGCACCGTTCGGCCGGCTTGCCGAGATAGCGCTGCGGTTGGGCCTGATTTCAGCCGTCAGCAAGGCGGCGGGGGCACCGGTCACGGTTGACGGGCGGCTGACGATCGATATCTCAAAGTTGCATATAGGAGTAACCGACGTTCTTTGGGGCTGGCGGATCGCGCGATACAGCGCCGAGAGGTTTGCCTACATGCTTGTGCATGAGATTGCCAAAGAGGGCGACAGGGACATGGAGCGCGTGCGAGTAGCACTCAGACGCGCCGGAAAGCTCGGGCTCATGAAGTCCGAATTAATGCGCAAGCTGACGATGCAAACAGCCCGCGCCGACGCCGCCATACGGTCGCTGATCGATTCGGAGGAAGTCAGATCGGGAGTCCCGCCCGGTCTCCGGCGCGAGCGATACTATATGTCAAAGATGTTGCCGGATTACTTGAGAAAATGAACGCACCCCGCCCCCGCCCGACTAGATTGACGCCGGCCGAGGCGACATACCAGTTGCGTCAGCGCGGCGATCGTCTGTCGAGAGCCTGTGCCGATCTCATTGAAACGATTATGCGCAATCTTACATTGTCGGAAGAGGCAGCCGCGGTCGCTCTACAGCGACTTGCCGAAAGCTCCGCAGACTGCGCTTATTGCGATCTGCCGCACTCACAAATCAATGAATGTCCGAACGGCGAATATTGCCGCCGCCGTGTTGACCTCGGAGGCTGGACATTCGGGGAGTAATCTTCGATGTGGACCTCGATCATCGCCTTTCTTGCCGCCCTGATACCCAGCATCACGTCGCTAGGCACAAAAACGCTCGACAACCAAGGGGCCGCCGAGAGCGACGCCGCCAAGGCGGACGCCTCCGCACAGGAGGAGCTTGGTAAGGAATTTTCCTACCCCCTCGGCAGCGCCCGCACGCAATTCGACGCCGTCATGGACGGCCTCAATCGCATGCCGCGCCCATTCATGGCGTTCGGTACGCTGATGATGATGGCATGGGCCTGCGCCAATCCGGCCGCCTTCGCCGTCAGCATGGGATCGCTAGCCGTCACGCCGGCCTGGCTGCAAAACGTCTTCTATATGATCGTCGGCTTTTTCTTCTCAAGCCGCATGATCGAAAAGCTGTCGTTCAAAAAATTCGACGTAGGCGCCGAGGTCGGCGCGGCGGTTCGCCGCGTCACGCGGAGGCAGGGATTTGTTGGCGAACCTGATACGGGTGATCTGCCGTCGCGCTCCGCGCTCGAGGCGGATCAGGGAATGCCTGAACAGGTGTTAGGGCTGGCAACTCTTCCCCGCGACGATCTAATGCAGGCGTCTGGGTTTGGGGCTGGGTCTCTGACGCATTCTGGCTACACGGGCTCTCTCCCGCGCTCGCGAGCGGGGGGATGGCGGAATCCGGTTGCGCAGCAGTACGCCTCGGCATAGGAACGCTGGCTGCCAGCAGCGCGGTTTTGCCTACCGTATTGAGAAAGCGAATGGGAATCCTCAGTAGCGCGACGTGCATGGGAACATCGATCTCGTCGAAGTGAACCATGCCCAATGCCCTAGCCTCGCGGACAATGTACGCATTATGCTGCGCAATTGTATCCCTGCCGCGCGCGCTATTGTTTTTGACTGTCGTCCCGCGAGTATTGGGTCCAGTGTACGATCTGTTCGGATTGCTCACTCGATCGAGTGACGGCTTGTCGGGGAATGGGCCGAGCGAACTATCCCAATCGTCCGGCGTGGCAAAACGGGGCGGCCCGCTGAGGTATTCAGCGGTTTTCTGTTGTATGTCGCGTTCGGTAAAATGCACGTCTACCTCCGGCAGAATGCGGGAGTGCTGGCGGGTGCGCTTTCTTTCTGTCGCTTTCCGCCGCGCCTGTGCGCGATACTCCGCCGCGACCTCATCGGCTGTCGCGAGGCGCGCGGTGCCGTTCAGACACGCGAGATCAAATCTGGCTAGCTGCTCGTCATACAGGCGCGCGCGTTCCTCGTGAGTAAGGGCTTTGGCCGCGCGACGCGCGGCACCTTTCGACACGCGCTTGGCCGTCGGCGCGTTCGGGTCGCGGTCGAGGTTGGTGGCCACGACTTTGTCCAACGAGTCCGCGATCGCCTCCTCCAAGTCTATCTGGCCGTTGGCGATGGCTGCCGCTCGCTCTGTCGGCTGCCGCTCGCTACGTTGCTGCGGAACGGCCGGCGCTGGCGCGACAGCAGCGCCTCCGTCGAGGGGTAGTTGGGAAAAAACAGGGTGTGCTGCATTTGATGGCCAAATCGTGCCGTCTGGACCGAGTTTTTCTGGGATAATGACGCGAGCATACGCGGCGCGAGCGTGTACGTGGCGCTCGCGTTTGAGGGACCAGAGCCCGAGATCTATGGCGGCGGAGCGGGTGATGGTGCGTCCGTCAATGCTCGCGAGCTGCACGTTGCCGCGCGCCCTGGTGGAGTGGTGGGAGGGCATGCGCCGCAAGCGCGCGGCATGACATTCGCGACAACGCGACGTACGCGATCCCCGCCTTTGGTTATCGCGAAGGTTGCTGTTGGGGAAGCTGTCGATCGGCTTTGACGTTTTGCACGCGTTGCATCGCACTGCGTCACCAAAATATGCGATCAAGTCTGGTGACGGAGGCGTGCGAGTGCGCGGGTACACCCCTCGGTTCCCGCTCCTATTGCCCGGCCCCATCGGCGCCACCGGCTCGATAGACCGCACCCACTCCACACTCAGCGGAACCTGTTCCTGCGCAATCATCGGCGTGTCACCCGGCAATTTCCATCGATAAATCCCGCGTCCTGCCTGATCCGCGTCACCGCCAGCGGCAACGAGATTAAACCTTTGCGTCTTCGCATCTTATACAGGTTATCCAAATAAAACGACCAATCTAGGCTGTATTCGAGTCTCTGCCGCTTGGCCGTCTTACGCGTTGCCCGGATCAACCTCAGCGTCTTTACCTCGACGTTTGTCAGATCCAACTCGTCCATCCAATTGCGATCTATCCCACGCTCGCGCAGCAAGAGCGGGCGGCAATGGCGACAAATGTCATCGATTCCGTCTGGAAACAGTCTGTTCCTTGAGAACTGCTCGACCGGCTGGTTGGTGAGGCACGCCTTGCATTTGCGCGCATCCCCGCCGCTTGCGCGCCGCCTGGCGCGACGTGCGGCAGCTTCGATCCGAGAGCAATCGCGGCAGCGCGTTTGCAGGCCGTCGCGCCGCCGCGAGGCTTTGTTGTACTCTGACCAGGCGAGAGTGCGCTTGCATTTGTTGCAAGGCTTCTCCTGCACAACTTTAATATGGAATTGCATCGATCTCACGCAACGCTTGTTGATATTCAGCGACGTTTTCGGTATTCGCTCTCTGCACACCCGTCGCGAGCACGGTCCATATGAACTGCCGCCACGTCTCCGTCGTCCATTGCATCAGGTCGGTGCCGTGCGCTGTCGCGAATGCGCCGCCAGCGGCAGACGCAGCCTCCATTGCAATGTTGCCGTGGCGCGTTAGATTTACGCGCATGTCGATATCGTCAGACATCTGCCGCCAACTCCGCGAATGAGGGTTTTCCGCCAAAATCTATCGCGACAATTTCAAAAAATTTTCCGACTTTTTGAATCATCACGCGCTTCGGAATCTTGAGGTCGTCGGACAGGTGAAGGCAGGTGCGCACGTCGGCCGGCAGCGGAGCAATCGACCGCAGCCGCCACCATTCCTCCGCCCGTCGTCGCCGACTGCCGTGGCCCTCGACGTTCACCCATTCGCGCACGATCGTTCCGGGGCCGAGGTGATAGATGATCATCAAAGCCGGCGCGTACCCCTCGCGCTGATGCGACTCATACTCAACGGTGCGCACGCTCCACCACGCGGGTTTGCTGGCGCCGGACATGATCGCATCTTCCGACGCCCGCGCCTCGAGCTTCGCGAGACGATCCGGCGGCGGCCACTGGTGGCCGCAGACGCAGGTGAGGACTGACGTGTGGACGATGGCGCGGCAGTTGGGGCATTCCTTCGCGGGCGCCATCCCAGGCGCGCCGCTGCCGCTCTTGTCTGGCCCGCGGATGCGATCTACCGGGCCGTGCCGCATCGTATTTCCTGCGAAGTCTAAAACCACGCAATTTCTTTTGGCAGTTTCGGGCGACAGGCGGAAACCACGCCCGAGCTGCTGGACAAGCAGGCCCGGACTGAGCGTTGGCCGCAAAAGAGCGATCAGATCTATGCAGGGCGCGTCAACGCCCGTCGTCAGTGCGTTTGCCGATGTGAGCGCGCGAATGTCGCCTGCTTTGAACATCTGCAGGAACGTCTCGCGTTCCGTGTCCGATGTGGACCCGGTGATCGTTTCCGCGTGGACGCCAAGCGCCCTGAGTTCGTCACGCACGTGAAATGCGTGATCCACGCCCGTGCAAAAGACTTTCCAGGAGTGGCGATCGCGCCCCGCCTCCACGATCTCTTTCGCAATTGCACGATTGAGCCCAGCCCTGTCCACCGCCCCGGCGAGCGCGCCTGGCACAAACTCGCCGCCACGCGTTGCCACGTCAGAAGTACTCAGGCGCTCGACGGTGCCACGCGTGACAAGTGGTGAGATCCAGCCCTCATTCAACAGGCGATCTATGCCAATGTTGTAGGCGATGCCGTCGAACAGCGCCTTCGTGTCGCGAAAGTCATCGGTCAGATAGCCGCTATCCATGCGGTATTCGGTGGCGGTCAGCCCAACGACCTTGAGGTGCGGATTCTTTTCAAAACACGCTGCTAAAAACTTCTGGTATTGAGAGGAATCATTGCGTGATACCAAGTGGGCCTCGTCAATAAGGATCACGTCGAACTTGCCGAGCAGGTCGCTTTTGTCAGCGCAAGTCTGTATGCCGCCGAATATGATAGGGGCGTGCGGCTCAAATTTCTTGAGGCCGGCAGAGCAAATGCCGGCGGGCGCGTCAGCCCAAATTGGCGGCTGTCCAGGTCCGCCCTTGAGGCGCTTGTAGTTCTGATCGACCAATTCACGGACATGTGTGAACACTCCGATGCGCGTGTTCGGATATGCCTGCATCGCCTCTTTGCAGAACGCGGCGATGATGGTCCCCTTGCCGCTCGCTGGCGGCGCGACGATCAGCGGATGCTTGTACGTGTTGGATCGCCAGACGCCGTAGAGGGCGTCGAGAGATTCGCGTTGATATGGGCGGAGAGACATGGGGCGGTACTTGTCAGCCGGCCGTCAGGGTCATGCGTGGAAAATCTCCGTCATCGTCACATTTCTCGGCCTCCGCGATCCCAACCGCTTCGATTTGTTCGACGATCGCACGCCACGGCTCCGGCAGGGAGGGCCATTCGCCGTCATCGTCGTCGTCGCAGTCAGTATCAAACGCGGTGTTTATGTCTCGGCAGAATTTGCTTAGCGCGGCATGAAGCTCTGTGACGCGCTGTTTGCCGAGTGCGCGCAATGCGCCCCGCACCGCCTCAAGGGGGTAGTTGCCCCAATCATGGTCAACGGCGTAGAGGCCGCAATGCCCCTCAAGTCGGAAGCCTTTCCCATACACACGAAAATATTCGTCAAATCTGCACCTCATTCCGGCCCCGCATCTTCAAGATTCCTGCCGTCCGTTCGCATCTTGTAGCGCCCGATATCCTCGCTGACGTTGTTTGTCCGCTCGGCGTTGAGGATTGTTGGTATCCAACGATGCAGTTCGCAACCGCGCATCTGCGTCACGCGGTCTACCTCCTCCTGTCGCCGCTGGCACAGCCATTTGCCGTCGTCTATCGGTGCCGAGAAACGACAGGTGCGGCAGTTGCGGAGCGGCAGCGTGTCGCCTAGGCATGTATCGCGATGATTGCAGAAACTACACTTGTAATAGTCCGGGTCCGACGATATGCGCTCGGGCGCGGCAGGGCTGAATGCGATGCGCTCGACGCGTTCCAAATGCATCTGGGCGCCGTCGGCGTCGTAGTCCACTTCGATAAATAAATCCGTTTCATCATTCTTGTTGCGCGCTGCGTACAGAGCAAGCTTCGCCTGCAGCATGTGCATGTAAAGTTGTAGCTGCGCCCAATGCTTCGGTGCCGTCTTTTTCAGCCCATGCTTGTTGAGCGCGCGAAAGTTTTTTTCGTTGTGTGATTTGGCCTCGAGGATCGCCCACTCGCGGCGCCTCAAATACTTCATCGACCCGTCGAATGCGACGCCGTCAACCAAGCCATACATATGGCCACGCGCAGCGACGACGGCATACTGCTTGCCCGTGCAGGGATCGCGCACCATGACGGTGATCCCTGTCTTTTGCACGTCGTCTATGATATTTTCTTCTTCTCGGTTGCCGCGAGAAAAGATGCGTGCGATCCGCCCTGGCGGCGCTTTCGGCAAGCTCGCCCACCGGAATGAGAGCCAGAGATATCGCGAGCATTCGTCGCCAATTTCTGACGGTCGCATTCGATACCAGAAAGACGGGCGATGCGAGCCTTTATGGGACTTGTCAACGTCCGTCGCTAGTGTCTCTATGGTTCGCTCGGACATGGAGTCTTAGGTGTTCCAGGGGGCCGCTGCACCGGCCGTCAGAGCTACAGAGGGCGGCATCGGAAGCGGCGGCAGCATCGCGGCAGACGCCATCTGCGCCTGCAGTTGAGGTTGTCCGGTCGGTGGGGCAGGCAGAGTCGGCGTCGGCGAAAGCGCCGACGCGTGGTGCTGATGAACCACGGGTGCCGCTGTATGCACTGGCATCTTCGCTAGCGCCCCGACTCCGTCGAACGCATGTGGGAGCCCGAGATCGTTCTGAGCGTCAGTGCCTTTTTCAGTGTTCGCGGGCTTGAGCTTGATGCTCATGCGAATGAGCTTGCCGTAGCAGGGGTCAAAGCTGTCTGCGCACTGTAGGCCGCATGCCTGGATCAATTTGGCTATGAACCCCCGACTCATGGCCAGATACACCGGACTATAGCCATGGATGCCGACGTGCCTAGTTGCTTTGCGTCCCTTGAACGGGCCTTCCTGAATTGTGAATTGCAGACTGGTGCCGGACTTGGTGTTTCCGCGCCCGTCCGCTGGCTTCGACGTGGGGAACTCTTTCGTGAACGCCCAAACGTAATCGCCGGTCGGGATTAACTGGGATGCATCCGCTTCGCTGGCAAACCGCGTCAGGTTTTCTGGATCGCCGAAGCCAATATCTCTCAAGTTCGTCATGCTACGTTTCCTATGCTACGTGTACTCGGCAGAACTATTCTGCCGAGTTGTCACTGACTCATTGCTACTTAGTTCGCTGGGATTCCGCTCAGGTATTTCGCCAGTTCCGGCCACATGAGCGGAATGTAGTCGGGTGCTTGGTCGCGGCATTTGGCGACATAGCCGCCGCTGGGTTGCAGGTACAGCCGCCGATCAGCCATGCCGACAATCTTTGCCGATCCGTTTTTCTGGAATCCGGAACCAGGCGCCTCCGCAGTGATGAGGGGGATCGCGCAGTATCCGATCACATCGCAAATCTCACGGAGGTAGTCGTCCGTCCGTTTGTGCAACTTGGGCGCCCACCTCGTGAAACCTTGCGCGGAATCGGGCGGCGATTCCTTGACCGGGCTTGAGTGGGCAATCAGGATGACGAGATAGCCGACATCGCGCAGCGCCTCGATCCAGGGGCCAAACTGCGTGCGAAAGATATCAGCTTGAAAAATGTAACCCTTGCCGTAAGGGATATCCTCAATCTGCGAGACTTTGTGCTTGTCGCAAACGACGGCCTGCACCAGGGGCTCCGCGTGATCCACGGAATCGATCACGATCGTCCCGAACCTAGCGCACTTGTCCGCGAGCAAGATCTGAAACGACTCGATCATGTCGCGCCATGATGCGATATTCAGCGCAGGCACGTTCTTAAGCGCTTCATTGCGGCCGAGGCCGCGTTCCGTGCAGAGAAAGATTGGACGCGGCGCATTCGCCGCAATCGTCGATTTGCCAGTCCCCGACTGTCCGTGAAAGAGGATCAGGGGTGTCCGCGTGTGATTCGTGATAACGTTGTCGAGAGAAAGCGCCATATGCTTTGCCACCATGCCACTATGCTAGGGATGATGACAATATAAGTCGCTATGATGCGTTCTGTCAATACAAATTCCGCGAAGGTCTTGCCTAAATCAAACCACACGTGAGTTGTATCACCACTCGCAGTTTTCGGGTTGCAGCCCCGCATAGGTCTTCGGAGTATCGTCGAGTTCCTGCGGCAGAAGGCCGGCTGCGATGCGGGCGCTCGTCTCGATGAAACACATCATGTTCCAGGCCGCTGCCTCGGCGTGCGGCTCGTCGGTAAAGCCGGCCGACAGCTTGAATGTGTGCCGCAACGCCGCGTCGAGATAGAACGAAAGCGGCAACCCCTTCTCCCAATTGCGGCGTTCATACTTGTTTGCGCCGGCTTCGAAGTGCTGAGCGAGCCGAACCATCGCCGTCGGCGGCAGAAGGTCGAACGCGCCCTTTCCCGCAGCGCGGTCGCGCTGCGCCCCCGTCTCCGATGTTCGGCGCTCGCCGCTGTCTTTTAACGGCTGGGCCTTGTTCGTTTTCTGTTGCATGCGCCTTCCTTTGGATCTGAGCCAGGATAAATAGTGCGACGGACAGCGCGTCCGCCTCGTTGTCGTCAGTTACATGATAGCCACGCGTGATCATTGCGCTGATCATCTGATCCTTTTTTGCCGCCCCATTGCCGGTCGCGTGCTTTTTGACGGACCCAACCGGCGCGTAGTGCAGCGGTATTGCGCGCTGAGCGCACACAAGTTCCAGCACCGCCCTATCGCCATAGTGAAGCTCACGCTGTCGGTTCCCGCGCATGGTGGCCGCGTTGACCTGTTCCACCGCGATGTTGCTCGTGTTGTACTGGCGTGATTTGCGATCTAAGAATGAATAAAGTCTTAGCCTGCGCTCGACATCGGTGATTTTTTCTGTCGTCTTGTGTTTTAGGCACATGCTGCCGGACTCTACGAAGCCTTGCGGGCCAAAAACCGCCCACCCAAGCGTGGTTCCTAGGTCAAGGGCGAGCAGGAACATTTAACAAACTCATATTTTTGCGTTGACAAGCGGTAAATGGGTCAGCTATTGCCTGTCTCCACGTGCTGACAAAAGACATTACAACAAAGCGCGGGATCGGTCAAATTTAGTGGAGTTGGCTATGGCGAACACTCGCAAAATTAAAACGGCGAAGCGGCCCGCACGGGAGACGAAGATGAAACATCTTCAGGCGGAGGACAAGGCAACTGTCGCGGCGACAGGAGATTGGAGAAGCCGCCTGCGGGCGCTTATTGATAAGCAGCGGCTCTCGATGCGGCAAGTCAGCATAGCCGCAGGTCTCCACCCAACCACTGTTTCGGTATTGCTTGGCTCGGATCGAATCCCGAGCGTCGTGAACCTAATGGAGGTGTGTAAGGTGCTGCGGTGCGGCATTGGGTTTGTGATGGGGGAAGATCTTAGTGTGTATTCCTCGTCCGAAGGTAGGACTTCGGGCGAGGAAGTGCAGATGATCCCGGTTGTTGAGTGGGAAGATATTACACAATTTCTGAATCAGGAGGGGGATGTGAGGGCACTAAGAAAGGAGGCGGCTGCTGTGATGGAGCCGGCCTCGAGGAGATTCCGGCTGGATTGGGAGGGATCGGCAATGTCGCCTGTAATAGAGAGCGGCAGCGTACTCGATTGTAGCGCAGCAATAGACCCGGAGCCGGATGATTATGTCATCGTCTACTTGAAAAAGACGAAGCGGTGTATCCTGCGACAGTTGTCGCCGTCCGAGTACAACGCCGCAGGCTATGTTGCGCGTGCGACGTTGAAAGCGGCCAATAAAGCGTGGCCGCCTATTATGTTCTCGGCGGAGGCGGGTGACCAAATCGTGGCCGTCGTCATCAGCTTCACTAGACAGTTGCGCCGAGTAAGAACGCCGACCAAGCGCCGCAAATGATAACCGCGCTGACGTTTTCCAGGGCGGCGGAACTTCTTTCGTCACGCGGGCTAGACGGCGTGACTGAGGGCGTGCTACGTCGCGCCGCCCGACGCGGCGACTTGGCTCAAATGAAGGTCGGGCGGCGGACCTATCTGCTGCCCGACGACCTTGAGGAGTATGTGACATGGCTCGCCGCCGCAAGGCCCCCCGCAAGGTGCTCTATTGCCCGCCAGGATTTACACCTCCGCGCCACGTCGCCGAGTATCGGCACAAACGAGAGGTCAGAGAGCCAACCTGGTACATTGTCCACCTCGACACTGAGCGCAGTTGTTATGCGCCGCTTGAGCGGGAAGACATTGCCAACCAAGCGCTAGCTGAGTATTTGATTGACGCGAGACGTGACGAGCGCGCGCCGGATCTACTGATATCTGAGGTGCTGCTGCACTACTGCGAGGAGCGTCCGCACGATCCCGACAAGCGCTTTTCGGATAGACAGCGGCAGCGCTGGATTGCGTCAACTAGATCGCGCTGCAAACGCCTGTTGCCGGTCTTCGGGCACATGCAGGCGCATGAGTTGTCTGTACATGCGTGCAGAAATTATCACACCAAACGCACCGCGGATGGGGCCGCCCCCGAAACTGTCCGGCGGGAGCTGGGGCTGCTGCGTGCCGCGCTCGGATGGGCAGTCGCGCGCGGTAGGTTGCCGGTGCTCCCCGCAGTGTGGTGCCCAGCGCAGCACCGCGTACCCCGTCCGATGCTGAGCAGATCCGACGTGGCACGGATTCTATTGAGCGCTCGCCGGGAGCGGCAACCGGAGATGGCCCGCGCTTTCTGTCTATTGGTGCGCCTGATGATCCACACTGGCCACCGCTATGAGGCCGTCATGGACCTCAAATTTGCGCCGTGGCGCGATGGCGGCTATATTGACAACGGGCGTGGGCTCATCGACTTCAACCGCGGCGATGGGCACCGAACCAGCAAGGGGCGTTCGCGTATGCGCGTGCCGCGGCGTCTGCGCGTGGCTATGCTGGCGGCGGAGCGCAGGAGCGCTAGCGGTTTTGCAATCGACTGCATACGCTGCCGCTGGTCCTACAGGGAGGCTTGGGTGCGCATACTGGCTCGGGCCGGCCTGGCCGCAACGCGCAAGAGTGGCGGCTATACTTTTCATGATCTCATCCACCACGGCATCACCGAGAGACTCAGGGCGGGCGGTTCCGTTTGGCACGTTGCCAGTCACTCGGGTAGATCAGAGAAAATGGTCCGCGATGTATACGGGCACTGGATCGACGATGAATTCGCCGACGCGGACAGATGACGCCTTCCATTTTATTTCCGAGATATAAGCCAATGTTGACAGAACGCAATGGAAAACGTCGCTTTTAGTCAACACCTATCAACATCAAAAGTCGAGGAAACCCAGTGAATTTAATCCTTTGTAATGACAAAAAACACCGCACGCTTGCCGACTCAGGGCAAATTGGTTGTGCGTTTTCCCCGGGAAAACCGCCATTTTTTCAATTTCCTTCCGGGATTGTTCCGGGATTGCGCCTGATGACAATTCTAGTCTCTGGGTCTAAAATGCAGGCGGTTGTGCGCGCGGCTCCCCTCTCTGCCGCGATGCGCCCCGCAGCGGGTGTCCGATCAAAAAGATTTTTGCGAATTGTTCACTTTTTGGTTGACTCCCGTTTCGGGGCGGCCTACGAAAGGGGCGTCGAGAGCACCACGGTGACTCGAGGGGGGCGGAGTACACCAAGGTGTCTCCAGCCCCCTGTTACTTTAAGCGCACGCCGTGCCAGCCACGCTTGCCTTGCGATTTCTCCGAAGACACGCCGGTTGCTATAGCCCACCGCCCCCACGCGGAATGGAACGGCGCGCTCCCTCGCCCTTCCGAACACTGCGCCCTATAGCTGGCGAAAATTTCCCGCGAGGAAACGGCGCAGGTGGGATCAAGTTGTATATGCGCTTCAATCCATTCCTCGAATGTGCGGCAGCCCCGCTGAGTTCGTGGTGGCTCAATGCCGGCGCTAACGTGCCGCGGCGCGGCACCTCCAACTTCGATCGCCTTAGATTCTCCCATAACAAACAGCACGTGCACCAGGAATGAAGTGAGTATCATTTCAAGCAATAGTACCCACGCCCTCGTCAAAAACGGGAGCGCGGCGGCTGCGTATTGCACTTCGATGCCGGGCAAGATCTTGTACAATTCGCCTCCAAAGCCTCCGAGTGCTCGGGCCACCGCATCGCACTTTGTTACTAGGTCGTGCTCGAGTTGTATCAGCGCCTTGATTTGATTCTCTTTTTCCGTGGCATCGCTCAAATCCTTCTGTTGCTGTTTTGCAACAGATTTGGTGTACAACGGACCTGCCTCAAGCCTCTTGATGTCGGCTTCGATTTGCCCCTTGCTCCTCTCTGGCCACTTGCGGCGGGCGAGGGTGTCCTGCGCGTCCTTTATAGCTGTCCTGACCCCGTCCACGTCCACGGCCAACTGCGTGGACACGATGGCATTGTCCGCGGACAGACTAATGGCCGTGGTGCCTGCGAGCCCGAGACACGTCACGGCGGCCGACAGCCACATGGCGGACAAAACCCTCAAAAAAGCGCGCAGGGACATGTGTTGGACGCGTCCATACCCTGTCCTACCCTGTCCATACCCTGTCCTACCCTGTCCATACCCTGTCCAATCGCTCCGCGGACGCCCTATGTTGGACACGTGACACGCACGTGTCATTTGGATGATCGGGAGTAGATACACCGAACTTACGATGAATAGCGCCGGCACGGCAGATGCCAGCGTTTCGCGCAGTGTTCCGAAGCGCCTGTAGTCGTCCGGGATCGCCAGAAAATATTCGAACGCCGCGCACGGCAGTAGCAAAAAAAGCACACCGATGATTTTAGGCCACACTCTCTTTTTCATGACAGTCTCATATACAACTTATGCTTGCTCGCGATGATTCGTGTCGTCGCACAATAGCTGGAATGTCGAGAATAATCAATGTTCGATGTGTTTAGTCATCGTCGCGGTTGACACTGACGACAGGAAGCGCTATTCTTCTTACTTGCACTGGAAAGAGACAAAATCATGCGCATCTGGATCTGGCTTGCGCGCGCCGGCCTGGCAGCACTCATCGCGGTTGGCATAGCGGCGATGGTTAAGACGCGGCGGAGCAATGGCGATGCCCCCGCCCCCGTGAGCAACTACGTCCCACTCCCGATGGTGCCTGTGCGCCCCATCACCACACTGCCGCCCCTCGAGCAGCCAACTCCGGTCGCGCCTGCCGTACCGGTGCCGGCGACTGCTTCAGCAACGCCGGCTCCGCCGGCGAAGCCGAAGGCGGCAAAGAGTAAAGCTACAAAGCATCACTTCGTCCGCAAGAGCCAGGGGTCACCCAATGCAACGACGGGTCTGCCAATGTTCGACCAGTTGTTCGGAGCACCCGCGGCACCGAGTGAAGCCCGTTCTGCTCGAAAAACGAGTCCTTGATCGACACGAAGTCGAGCAGATGCTTGCGCGTCCGGTGTTCCAGCGCTTTCCCGGCCCGGACGGCAAGCACGCGGTCACAGGCTTCAAGCGCACGCGCAACGGTGCGCCTTCCGGCTACATACGGTTGCCGGTTGAGGAACAGACGTGGGTTTTTATGGGGGACCGCCCGCGCGATGCGAGGGGCAGGCCAGGCGTCCCGCATCAAGTGACAATGTACTTGACCACGCTCGTGGACGTGTCCCGCTATACGGGACCGGAGTTGCGTCAGATTGAAAAGCGCAGGGGCGTATCTGCAACCAAAGGATCTCCCGCCTGGATACGGCGGCAAATCGAACGGGACGTGCTTCGTGGGACATTTCGAACAGCAGCCTGAGCGCTATTACCGCGTTGAAGAGGGCGAGGGCGGCAATAATCACCATTGGTACGTTTGGGCGCCACTGGGCTCAATCGAGGTCGGCGACCTGTTTACGCCGAATGGCGACGCAAGCCCGACTCACGAAGTGACCTCGATCGACGGCGGGTTTGTCTTTGTGCGGAAATTGTCGGCCGAATTATCGCCGGCTTGAAAGCGGGAGAGGACGTGTGCGTACAGTCGAAGTTTTCTACCTCGCCAACGGACAGAAACATTCGGCGACGGTCGGTGCCGAAGCGGCCGGCTCGTTAGGCATCAAGGCCGGCGCAACTGTGTCGCGGGAACGATTGATGAGATTGTTTGTTATACAACTCAACGATGCCGGCAAACATTTGAGAGAGCGGCGCCCGACAGTTAACTACGTGCTTGAGCCGTCGTCCAAGCAGAACAAGCGTCGATCGCTGCGGCCGTCGAATTAAGCCCAGAACGGTCGCGACCTTCCGTTTATCCAGCCCCGCAGGAATTTGCCCTGGCCGGCCGAGTTGGCAACGATGCGGCCGAAAAAGTGTGTGCGCTCTACAACATAGGCTTTCAGGAAGTCGGTGCCCATGGCTTCCTGCGCGGCGAATGCCGCATCAACAGTATCCGCGTCCACAACACCGCTGACAGCCAGACCGGCGCCCATATCGTTGAGCAAGTCTTGCAGCCCCTTGATCGCCCACGTGCCGCTTGTCGTGTACCAGTCATATGCGAACTCCAATATTTCCTGCGGGAGCTGGTCGAGCTTGGGGCGGTGAATGTAGGCGTCGCGGTAAATTTGACGCGCGTCGTCCTCGGTGAGATTTCGCACGTCTTCCGCGGTCTTGTTGCGTCCGCGCTCAGTGCGGAGGCGGCCGATGGTTATCCCGAATTTGGTTGGTCCGCCGCGATCCCCCGGCACATTTTCATAGGTGCGCCCCTCGCGCTCGATGACTTTTGTGATCAGCGCGTCAATCGCGTCTGTCATGCTCACCTCCGTTGACTGTGATCATCGGCGCCTGATTGGAGATAGTCTGCGCGCGCACAACCTCGTCATGGCGCTGGACTACTTCATCCCGAAACGACTCCACCGCAGCGCACGCCCGCCGCATCTGCATGCTGCCTTCGACAAGCATCAGTGGCAGCCATGTGATTGCGCAGCCCCAATGATCGATGTCCGCGTTTGTTTGCGGATTTTTCCCGCGGACCTGCGCGTACCACTTGCATTTCAAGCCGATGCAGTCCTTTTGTAGCAATGGGCAGAAGTCCCCCACCTTCAATTCGTCCACGCTATCTCCCTCCTAGTTTTTCGTGCAGATGATGACGTTCGCGTAGCTCACGGCGAAATTCATGTTGTTCGACGTGAACGTGTGAGTATGCGCGGAACCGCTGCCGGCGCTCCCAGTGTTCGCGGAATAAGCGCTGCCGACGCCGGTCACGTCTGGGTTGTTCGTCCCAGCGCCCCCGTAGCCGCCCGTGATAGGGTGGGTGTGCGGTGGCATTTCACCGATACTGAGCGCGTGCCCATCAACCGTACCTGTTGCGGTGCGCGTCGATGTGAACACGGTGGTGAACGCAGCGCCCGCGACGAGGCTGCCTCCGCCGGAGCCGGAATTGACAACACGTAGCGCGTAGTCACTGGCCGTTATCGCCGTCCAGCCCGTAGGGGCTGCGGACTGATAGAATACGATTCCGGTGGTACTGGCGAAGATTGCTGAATTAGCCGTTGTCTGCGCCGCTGCTGCGGCCGTCGAAGCGGCTGCGGCAGCTGTCGAGACAGTGGCGATTGACGCATTGAGCTGATCCGGCGTCGGAGAGTTTTGCAGCCGGAACGCGGTGCCATCATACTCGAATTCGTAGGCGCGCCCGTTTAAACACGTATTGGCTACGATGGCCGTCGAGCCATCCGTTTGATAAACTGTCTTCACGCCAAGGGCGTTGATGTTGAGCGTCATCGCGGTCGTGTTGGTCGCGCTGACGTAACCGCGGACGCGCAAGCCGGCGCTCAGTGCGGATGGCGGCGGATTGAGCGTTGCCGTGAGCGTATTCGCGTCGGACCCGCCAAAGGTGCCGATGAACGACGCCTTGCCGCCGACAACCTGTGAGCACACGGCGGCGTGCGCGTCGGCGGTGCCGGCGCCGAGATTGGTGAACTTGTGTGTTCCCATCGGAAGATCGCCGAGTGGGGTGTTTTGTCCGTCACGCGCAACGCAGTTCACGAGCCCGGTCGCGATGTTCACGAACTCGGTGTTGAACTTCGTCGGATCGATGATGTTGTACGGCGACCCGAGCGCGTAGTCGTTCGGGAAGTTCTGCGTCAATGTAAAGTTGCCTGAACCATCCCATGGCATGGTGTTACCTCGTTGAATTCGCTGTCGCCGCCTGAGTGCCAGTGCCGGCGGCGGTTGACATTTGGAAAAGGTTATTAAGGATAGCCTCGCGCCTGCTCGCGGGAATCCCCTGCAACCTGTCAAGCATCTGAGTCATTTGGCCGGCGTCGCCATAGCGCGTCGTCAAATGTCGCAGTATCGCCTCGGCCCGCGCCGGCTGATTATCAGCGCCGAGCATCGCCAACGCCTTGCCAATAAAGGTCGAGTGATACCCCATGACTGCGCCAGCGCCGAGTTTCGTAATATCGTCTACTATGCTTGAAGCTCTCTGAGCATTGAGCCCGGCGTCTGCGGCGGCCTGCGGAGTCTGGCGCAACATGTTGGAGGCGACGCCGTATTGTCGTTGCGCGTCTCGCAGCGCGCCTATGAAATTTTGGGCGTCAGCGTTTCCACCTTGTAGGGCGCCCTGAAATGTATCTCGCGCAACTCCGGCGTTAAAATCTCGTGCCCCACTTCGTTCGCCATTTTGCACCAAGCTCTGCAACACTTGATCCATAACGTCCAAGTGTGCGGGGGAGTAGGTGCCGGGGGCGTTCGACGGGGCAATGTTGCGCGCGCGCAACCAATCTCTTGCGGTGGCGTCTGCGCCGGCAATCAAGGGATTCGCATTGGCGCCCTGCGTCAACTGTTGCAACTGCGGGCTGGATACATTCGGCATCTGATGCAGGGCATCGTATGATGCCTGAGCCTGATCACGCCGTATTCTGTCTGTCTCAGCAATACGCCTATCCAGCATGCCCGCGCCGGCAGCGCTATCGTTCCTCACCGCATTGGCGAGACCGGAGCCGTAGTCAAGGGTGGTGGCGAGGGAGCGTTCCGCGTCGATTGCGCCGGTCACCGGGTCCGGCGGAGCATTCACTTGCCCGCGAACGTTGTTGATTACATCATCCCGCGTGATTGTCTGCCCCTCGCGCGCGCTTTGCCGCGCCGCAGAATTGTCGAAGGCGTCACCAACGGCGCGCATGGCCTGATTGTCAGAAACCACGCCCCTCGCGTAGGGCACTCGCG